CCCCGCCGACGTGCGCGAGGGCGTGGTTTATGGGCCAAGCGGGATCTACACCGGCACGCTCAAGGTCGGTGCCGGGCAGGTGTGGCTGCGCCGGCGCTAGCGTTGTATCCGTGAGACCTCCTGTACGCCCATAGACTTTCCGTCATCAGGAGACCCTCCTCATGGCGTCGATCGTCCAGATTTGCAACATGGCCCTCTCGCACATCGGCGCAGGGCCGCTGATCTCCAGCATCTCGCCGCCCGACGGTTCGCTCGAGGCGGGCTATTGCGCGACGTTTTACGACATGGCCCGCACCGAGTTGCTGGAGCCCGGCAACTGGGCCTTCTCGTTGAAGCGCGCAGAGCTCGCAACCGTCACCAACCCGAGCTCCGCCTGGGTCTATGCCTACGCGCTGCCCTCGGACTGCCTGCGCGCACTGCGCATCCTGCGCCCCGCCGTGGCCGTGACGGTGTTCAATCAAGACGAGGTGGCCCTGCGCCAGGACGACCGTGACGGGGCACCCTTCGACATCGAGGGCCAGGTGCTCTACAGCGATCAGGAGGAGGCGACACTGCTCTACAGCGTGGACGTCACGGACTCCGCGCGCTTCACGCCGAGCTTCGCCGCCACACTCTCCTATCTCCTGGCAAGCTACCTCGCAGGCCCCATCATCAAGGGCAACGAGGGCGCGCGCGTGAGCGATGCGATGCGAAGCCGTGCGATGAACATGGCAGATGTCTCGCTCGCGAGCGCCGCCAACGCCTCCAGCGCCGAGGTGTTCGTCACCTCTAGCATCCTGGCCGCCCGCGCGTGACCAACAAGGTCCTGCTGCGATCCTTTGCCGGGGGCGAGATTACGCCCGAGCTAAACGGCCGCCTCGATCTGGACAAGTACCAGACCGGGCTCACGCTCGCGCGAAACTTCATCACGCTCCCCCACGGCCCGGCTGCCCGGCGCCCCGGCACGCGCTTCATCAACGAGGCCAAGAACAGCACCTCCCGTGTACGCCTGATCCCCTTCCAGTTCAGCGCCACGCAGACGGTCGTACTCGAGTTCGGTAACCAGTACATCCGCTTCCACGTGAACGGCGGCACGGTGCTCGAGAACACGGTCGCGATCGCCTCGATCGCCGGCAGCACCGTCAACACCACGGGCGCCCACGGCTACGCGACGGGCGACTGGGTCTACATCGGCACCCGGTTCTTCAAGGTCACCGTGGTCGACGCCGACACCTTCACGACGACCGATCTGTGGGATGTCGCCACCCCCGCATCCGGCGCCACCGCCGCGCGCGTGTACACGCTGGCGAGCCCGTACCTGTCGGGGGATCTCACCACCCTCGCGTTCGCGCAGAACGCCGATGTGGTCACACTCACGCACCCCGCCTACGCCGCGCGCGAGCTCTCGCGCCTGGGCGCTGCCGACTGGACGTTGACCGCGATCGACTTCGCGCCCCCGACCCTCGCACCGGCCACCGTTACCGCGACGCCCACCACACCCGTGGGAGGTGTCAACACGGTCGCCTCCTATGTCGTCACCGCCGTGCAGGCTGACGGGGTGACCGAATCCCTGCCCTCGGCCGTGGCCACTGCCTCAAACGATCTCACCAAGCAGGGCAACTTCAACACCATCGCCTGGAGCGGGGTGGCGGGCGCCTCGCGCTACAACGTCTACAAGCTCCGTGGTGGCATCTACGGGTACATCGGACAGATCATCGCCGACACCTCGCTCGGCTCCACGATCTCCACGATCTCGCGCTCCGCGGGCACCACGGTGATCAACATCACCACCGCCGCCGCGCACGGCATCGCCTTCGCCGCGTTGAAGCGCGTGTACGTGGCAGGCACCGGTGTGCCCTCGCTCGACGGCACGTTCTATCTGACGGCCGTGCCGGCCGCGAACCAGTTGACCCTGTTCTCCTACGCCAAAACCGCGGCCTCCGCCACGCAGGGCACGGCAACCGACGTCTCAACGACCAGCGCGCTGTCCATCAAGGACGACAACGTCCTCCCCGACACGCTCACCCCGCCGCCTGATGACCTGATCACGCTGAACAAGGAGGCCTCCGACTACCCGGCCGCCGTCACCTACCACGAGCAGCGGCGCTGGTTCGCCGGCACCGACGCCAAGCCCCAGGTGCTCTGGGCCACGCGCACCGGCACCGAGAAGAACCTCACCTCCAGCCTCCCCGCGCGCGATGCCGACGCGCTCGAGATCCGCATCGCCGGCAGCCAGTACAACCGGATCCGCCACTTGATGGCGCTCTCGGATCTGATCGCCTTCACCGCAGGCGGCGAGTTCCGCATCTACGCCGACGGGGCACCGGCCATCACACCCACCTCGGTGAGCGTCAAGCCCCAGGGCTTCTCGGGCTCGGCCAACGTGCAGCCCGTGGTGACCAGTGGGTCGATTCTGTATGTACAGGCCCAGGGCGCGCGCGTGCGCGAGCTCGCGTACAACTGGGAGGCAAACTCCTACAAAACAGTCGACGTCTCGATCCTCGCCCCGCACCGCTTCAACGGCTACGCCATCGAGCAGCTCGCCTACTCGCGCGCACCCGATCAGATCCTCTGGGCCGTGCGCGATGACGGGCTGCTGCTCGGCTTGACCTACGTGCCCGACCAGCGCGTCTTCGGCTGGCATGCGCACGACACCCTCGGGGCGTTCGAGTCGGTGTGCGTCGTGGCCGAGGGCAACGAGGACGTGCTCTACGTTGTCGTGCAGCGCGAGATCAACGGTCGCACGGTGCGCTACATCGAGCGCCTGGAGACCCGGATCTTTGTCGACCAGGCCGATGCCTTCTTTGTCGATTCGGGCCTCACCTACAACGACGAGGCCACGGGCACCGTGAGCGGTCTCTGGCACCTGGAAGGCGAGACCGTGCACATTCTCGGCAACGGCGCCGTGCAGACCCCCGCCGTCGTCACCAACGGCGCCGTGCCGGTGACCAGCGCAGGCCCCGTGCACATCGGGCTGCCCATCACCGCCGATCTGCGCACCCTCCCGCTCGCGTTGGAAGGCGCACAGGCCGCGGGGCAGGGCACGGCGAAGAACGTGAACAAGGTGCATCTGCGTATCGCGCAGTCGAGCCTCGTGCAGGCAGGCCCCGCCTTCAACCGGCTGCGCCAGTACCCGGCGCGCTCGATCACCGACCCCTACGGCTCGCCGCCCAATCTGCGCAACGGTGAGATCAGCCTGTCCATTGATCCCAGTTGGAACCAGGGGGCGACGATCTGCATCCGCCAAGAGGAACCCCTCCCGCTCACCGTCGTGTCGATGACGCTGGAGATGCAGGCAGGTGGCTGAGGTGACAATCTTCCGCGCGAAGCTCGCCGACGCCGACGAGCTCTACGCGAACCTGCGCTTTGCCGATCGCGCCGAGTGCGAGGCCTACGGCAAGCCAAGCGTCGAGGACGGCATCCGGGACAGCGTGAAAGACTCGACGGGCTTCTGCTGGACCGCCCGGCGCGAAGGCGAGCTGATGGCCGTCTTCGGGGTGGCCCCGATCGCGTTCACGGAGCAGTGGGGTGGGTTCGGATCGCCCTGGATGCTCGGCACCCCGCTGCTCAACCGTCACCCGCGGATCCTGCAGCGCCTCGCGCCCGAGTACGTGGGGATCATGCTGAAGGCCTTCCCGCATCTGATGAATTTTGTACATACAAAAAACACCCGCAGTGTGCGCTGGCTAAAGCGCCTCGGGTTCCACCTCCACGCCCCCGAGCTCTACGGCACCCGGGGCGAGTTGTTCCACCGATTCGAGATGCACCGCCATGTGTGAACCCGTCACGCTTGCCTTGATGGCCGCAGGCACGGCCATGTCTGCCTACGGCCAGTACCAGCAGGGTCAGTCGGCGCAGGACGCTGCCAAGTACAACGCCAAGATGAGCGAGTACGCCGCGCAGGACGCGCAGCGCCGCGGCGAGGAGGAGGCGGTCGCGATCCAGCGCAAGGCCGCCTCGTTGAAGTCCAGCCAGCGCGTAAGCCTTGCTTCGCGCGGTCTGGACATCGGCTACGGCACGGCCGGCGATCTGCAAGACCAGACCGATTTCTTCGGCCAGATGGACGCGAGCACCGCGCGCTACAACGCCGCCAACGCCGCCTGGAGCGCGCGGGCGCAGGGAACACTGGCGAAGGCCGAGGGACGCGCTGCCGCGTACCAGGGCGCACTGGGAGCAACCGGCACGCTGCTCTCGGGGGCAGGGCAGGTCGCCAGCAAGTGGACGCCCAGCTCGGCGGCAGGCAGTTCCGCAGGGGCTCCCAAAAACGCCCTCGGCAAAAACTCCAACTGGTACTTGAACGGGTACGGGGGCTGATCCATGCCGCAGGTTCCGGTCTACGACGGCCCGCAGCTCGCCACGGCACCGCTGCGCACCCCGACGGCGCGCCCGCTCGATGTGTCCTCCGGCACCCGCGCGATCGGGCAGGGGTTGGCCAATCTGGGCGAGGGCATCGACCGCTATCAGGAACGCGAGGCGCAGACCGAGGCCTATGACGTTGAGACCCGCGTCACCTCGGACTGGTTGAAGTGGGACAGCGAAGCCCGCGCCCAAGGCCGCGGAGAGAATGTCGATGCCTACCAGAAGTCCGCCACCGACTGGTGGAACACCGCCGCCGAGACCTACGGCAAGGATCTCTCGCCCCGCGCGCGTGCGCTGATCGGACGCTCGCTCCAGCAAAAGCGCGTGCAGGCCGAAGCGTCCGTACTGGGCTTCACCTCCGCCGAGCGCGAGCGCCACGCCGACGAGGTGGCGAACGCGGACATCGCCACCACCATCCAGTTCGGGGTCACCAACGGCGACATCGCCACCACCAAGGACCAGGTGCGCGAGAAGGTCGCCGTCGTCGGTGCCCGCAAGGGCTGGACCACCGAGCAGGTGCAGGCGCGCGTGGCGGGCTATGTGTCCGATATGCACATGGCCCAGATCGACAACATCCCCTCCGCTGAAGAAGCGCTTGCGTATTTCGACAACAACGTCAATGAGATCGATGCCGGCAAGCAGGGCGCCGTGCGCAAAAGCCTGGAGCGCAACGTCGAGATCGAGGCCAAGCAGCGCGAGGCCGATGCGGAGAAGGCCAAGCGCGAGGCCGAGGAAAAACTGCTGGACTCAGCGTGGGGCCTCTTTGCCCAGCGCCAACCTGTAGCACCCAGTGTGCTAGCGGCACTTCCCGGCCGTGAGGCTGCGCAGCTTGCCAATGCGATTGAAAGCCGTGCGGATCGCGAGGCCAAGGGCACCACGATCAAAACAGACGACAAGCTCTACAACCAGACCCTGCTCGACATCGCATCGGGTAAGCAGGTGGATCTGCGCCCACTGGTTGAGTCGTTTGCGCAGGCGGACATGGACCGACTGGTCAAGCTCCAGCAGGACATGACCAAGCCTGACGCAGCCGCTCAGGTGGCGACGACCGAGCAGATGTTCTCCCTGTTCAAGGGCGACCTGGACGAGTCGGACTTTCTTGATTTCAAGCGTGCCGCTTACGACGAGATCTCCCGGTTCCAGCAGGAAAAGGGTCGCGCACCCAACTACGACGAGAAGACCAAGATCATGGACGACCTGCTGATCAACAAGGTCGTGCCCGGTGAATACTTTGGCACGTATTGGAATGACAAGACCCCGCGTTACCAACTTGATCGCGAGCAGCGGGTTCAGGAAATGGGCCCCTATGACCCCTTCACGGTGGGCAAGACCTATCAGGACAAAAGCGGGAACAAGGCCATTTACCGCGGCAACGGCAACTGGGAGTCGGTGAAATGAGTTTTGACCCGAGCACTGCTGAACCGCTCGCGGCCTCTCCCACCTTTGACCCCACCAGTGCCGCCCCGTCAGACGATGCACTCCTGCGTGCGCAGATCCGCCGCGCCATGGGCACCGACGCGCTGCGTGCTTCGCAGGCAAGCCAGCTTGCATTTGCAACAGGGCTGCCACCGGATGTAGCACTGCGCAACTTTGATCAGTTGAAGCGCGAGAGCTCGGTCGCGGAGACCGCGCGCGCCCTGGAAGTCGACCCCCTCATCGGGGACTACTTCCGCTACGCCCCGCTCTTTGCTGCCAAAGCGCAGAAAGACGCCTCGGCACTGGTCGACGTGCACGGCACGATCAAAGCATTCAAAGGCCCCGAGCCGACCTTTGAGAACATTGCCCGAGGCCTCGCCGCCTCCATGCCCCAGGGGCTGGAGATGGCTCGGCGCGGCATGCAGGGCCAGATGCGGGACTTCCTGCAATGGGCCGGGCTCGTGCAGCCCGATCCCGTCGAGGATGCGGATCTCGCGCGCAAGATCGCGCAATCGCAGTCCGCCTCAGACTTCACGCGGCCCAACATCGAGAGCCGCACGGGTCGTGCGATCTATGGCGGCGTGGAGAGCACGCTCCGCACCTTGCCCGGCCTTGCCGCATCGATCGCAACCCGCAGCCCCACGCCAATGCTGGCGACGATGGGTGTGCAGACCCAAGCCGAGGCCTACGGCAAATACCGCACCCGCGGGGGTGCGCCCCTTGAGAGTTTCCTCGGTGCCACGGGGGAGGGCGCGGTCGAGGTCGCGACCGAGCTCCTCCCGACCAAATTCCTGACCGACTCCCTCGGCAAGCGCGGTGTCGGTGAGTTCCTCGCAGGGCTGATCGCGCGCGA